TTCTTCGACAGCCAGAAGCAGGCTGACGACTTCATGTCAGTGCTGGACGATGTGCGCAAGGACCGTAAGATACCTGACGACACGATCCGCTTCCTGTTCCAAGACGAGGTGAAGCGGCTGATCCTTGACGATCTCAATCTTGGTGTCGAGGAAGAACGCGCCAAGCGCACGATGGCCGCAGGCTATGTTCCGGTGATCCGCGACAAGCCGTTCGAGATGCGCGTCGTTGCCAAGGACAAGAACAACAATAAGGTCAACCTGCACGAGGATCACGTCAAGCTGCTGGTGTACTCGCAGTTCAGTGAAGTTTCTCTGGCCCAGCAGAACGCCGAGATGCTGGCCAAGGAGTTCGAGGGCAAGACGTTCACGGCGCTAGTCAGGCAGGATGACGGCAGCTTCGGCCCGCAGGAGGTCAAGCTTGAGGTCGTGTATGGTGCCGCGCCGACGCAGGTGACGGCTGATCCGGCGCTGAACCTTGACGAGTTCATGCACGGTCTGCGCCTGTTCGGGTTCAACATCCCGCCCGACAAGATGACCCAGATCATCAAGACGCTGACCGAAGCTGGCGACCCCGTCCGCAAGCGGCTGGAGTTCAACAACGTGCCCGGTGCTGACAAGTCCACGGGTGTGTTCGCCATGTCACGACATATCCAGATGCGTGCGGCCACCATCGCCAAGACCATCACCCGTCCGCGTATGCGCCAACTGCTGGATGCCGACGAGAGCAAGGTCATCTGGAACGGCAACGCCCCCGATGTGATCCAGTCCTACAAGGACTGGCAGGCAGCGACCGGTGACGCCAAGACGCATCTCAAGCACGAGCTTGACCGCAAGCTGTATATGTTCAAGGAGACCAACCCCACGGCCAAGGAGTGGGACGGGTCCGAGGCTGGCTACCAGAAGATCAAGGCGCAGGTCGTCCGCGAGAGCAACTACCAGAAGTTCTACGGCACCGCCCAGAAGACGATGGAATTCCTTGAGGGCAACCGCCTCGTGTCCGAAAGCAACTTCGGCACCGGCAGGGCCGTGACCGCGCTCCGCGCTGGCACCAGTATCCTCCAGCTTGGCGGCTCTATCGCGCAGGGCGTGATGAACCTCGCTTCGCCGTACACCAACTGGATGCCGTATATGATGACGTACAATTCCCGTAATGGGTTTGGCGGCGGCTTCGGGTGGGGTGCTGTCGTTTCGGAATACCACAAGGCGATGGCGCAGGTGGGTGCCGGTGGCCTCGCAAAAAGCAAGTACAACACCGCCGAGTATTACGAGGGTATGCTGAACGACAAGGCGGCGCTGGACGCATCGGGGCTGACCTTCGACGAAGCGAAGTTTCTCGCGGAGGAGATCAGGGAAGGTAAACTTATCCCTGCACAGGCCAATGCCCTGCTCGGCACGGCGCGTTCCGGCATCTCCAACCCCTACGCACTAAATCTGCTCGACGCCTTCATGGCTCCGTTCAACCGCTCGGAACAGGCTTCGCGCCGCTCGGCTGCGCTTGCTGCCTACCGCCTTGCCATGCGCCGCAACGGTGGCAATACGAAGCAAGCCCGCGAGTTCGCCATCCAGTCGCTCGACCTGACGCTGGGCGAATACTCCGTGCTGAACCGCCCGCCCGCTTGGCGTGATGGCATCCAGTCGTTCCTGTATATGTACAAGGTATACCCGACCACGACCATCCAGCTATTCCGCCGCCTCGACAAGAAGGGGCAGGTTATCATGCTGGGTGCCATGCTCATGCTGTCGGGCGTACCGGGCTTCCCCTTCGCGGAGGATATTGAAGACCTCGTGGACACCATCGCCCAGATGCTGGGCTTGCAGATGGGAAGCATCCGCGCCGAGTTCGCCAAGGCGCTGGACGAGATCGCTCCCGGCCTGACGCCTGTGGTCTTGAGGGGCTTCATCAACGGATGGCTCGGCGTACCGGCAGAAATTGCTGGGCGTTTCTCCATGGGCGACTTCGTCCCCGGTACGGGTATCCTGCTGGCTGGTGCCACTGTGGGTGAGGAGGTCAAGGATGTTCTCGGCCCCATGCCCGCTATGGCCATTGGCCTCGCCACGATGGCGCGTGACCTGATCGCGTTCCCCCTGTCTGAGGGCAAGTCCTTCCAAGATGTGACGCGGGCTTCGCCCATGACCGCCATGCGTATGGTCGGTGACACGTGGTCCTATTGGGATAACGGTGCGGTGGTCGACCGTCGTGGCTATGTCGTCTCGCCTGAGATGAACGCCGGGGTCATGGCGATGCGCCTGATGGGCTTCTACCCCAGCGCCGCCGCTGAGCAGTATGGCGCGATCAAGATCGCCAAGCGTGTGAACAACTACCAGAAAGAAGTTGTGGCGTATCACCGCTACGCTTGGGTCAAGGCTATGCAGACCAACAACCGGGCCTACGCCCGCCAGATCGAACAGTCGATTGAGGAATGGAACCGTGGTGCCAAGGGCACGGCACTGGAGATCAGGGACTTCGTGAAGAACTCACAGCGTGCTCTCAAGGAAGCCAAGATGAGCGCCACGCAGCGCACGCTGCGCTCCACGGCCAAGGCTGGCCGCGAAGACACAGAGCGCGTTATGGACTTGCTGGTCCTGTAGTCAGCTTACGACTTGCAGTCTGCCGAGGGTCATGTTGTCCACGGTATCGTCCGCATCGTTGAGGACGCCTTGCAGCCTGTCGTGGGCAAGCGATAGGCCGATCACGTAAATCTGGCCCGCCTTGATCGGGGTGTCCTTGCCGATGGAGAACTTGCCAGACTTGGGTGTCACGTCGATACCCGCCTTCTTGAAGTCATCCCACACTTGGTTGATGTCGGCCCGGTTAGCGGCCAGCCACGTCTTGAAGTGCAGCCGGTCCAGCATCAGCGTGCCGTGTGTAAAGTTACTGCCAGATGATGGGCGGTACACGTCGAACCTGAGCCGCAGCCCGTTGCGAGGCAGACGGGTGTAGTCATAGGTCGGCTTCTGACCAGCGGTGTGCATGACGGTCAGGCTGAACCCAGCGTGCTCGTTCATGTACTGGGCCAGCACGTCGAAGCAATCCATCTTGACGGAAGCGGCTGCGCTGCGGATGGCACCCATGGAGTTGAGCACATGCGTGACGCCCATGGCCGGATCGAACTGGATAAGACCAAGGGACGTGGCGTTCTTGAGCCCCAGATCAACAAGGGTGACGCACTGCTCCCAGTAGCGTTCCTGTCCTGAGAAGCTGGCCTTGTAGGTCTTTTTGAACTCAGGGATATGTTCTGCTATCATTGCCTTGATCCCGGCCTCGCCCATCGACACAAGGTGCTTGATGTAGACCTCGCCCACGGCACCGAAGTGCGAGGTAATGTGGCCATACACCAGACGCCCTCCATCAGTGGACTTGGTGAACAGCGGGTGCGGGTTGACGTTGATCTCCAGCAAGCGGGCCATCTGGGCGTCCGTGTCCATACCGGTAGCGTAGAGCTTGGAAGCCATGGAGCGGTTGGCGCTTGTGGTGCAGATGGTCGCCCACGTCTTGGCGTCTTTCTCCTCGCTGGTCTTGGTCAGGCGGGCCTTGTCCCTGCCCTGCGATACCCAGTAGGTGAAGTCACCCACCTCCTTGTCAGGCATCATGGTAGTCTCGTCGATAGTCACCGGCAGGTTGTTGTACATGCCGAAACGTGAGAACACCGCGTTCTGTGTGAACTTGGCCGAGAAGTGCAGCTTGGTCGGGTCGCCGTAGATCGACTGCTGCCACAACTGCGCGAGGGTCTTACCACCGCCTGTCGGTCCGCAGAGATTTACTGTCAGGCCCTTGAGCCCTGTGAACTGGAACAGCGGCGCTGCAAAGCCGAGCCCGATCACAAACATATGTACTGGCATGTTGGCCTTCTGCAGCAGCGACGTGAACTGCGCCCACTCATCCACGGTGCCAGCCGTGGTGTACAGGTGCTCCCCTACCCGCTGTGACTGCGAAGCGAGGCTGGTGTTCTCTGTCTTCACTGTGCCGGTACTGTCAGCCCGGAATAGCTTGTCCCCCAAGAGGAAGCTGGTGTTGTCGTCCTTCCACCCCATGGTGGAATAGAGATTGGTGACGGTCCTGATCTGTCTCAGGTTATCCATGTATGCGCGCAGCATTGTTTGAAAGCCCTCTGTTTGCTTCTTACCTGCCAGAACAATTCCTTTGTCGGCTACGGCGGTAGCAAATTCACGTCCACTGTGTTCAGCAAGGTATGCCTGTCGGAACGCCAGTTCCGTCCATCCCACATGAGGTCTTTTCCAGTGGTAGCGCACAGTCTCAAAGCCGAGGGTATCATCACGCCCATAGCCGACCGGGTATATGTCGAACTTGCAGATGTCGATGTCGGTTCCATCCGTTGCAAGTTTTATCCCGTCAGCCGTGCGCTTGTAGGGTTTAGGGATGGCTACCGAGAACGCTTCCTTGTCCGGGGCGTCCTGCGCAATCTCTACCTCTTGGAACTGCAAGCCCAGTCTGGCGGGCGAACCGATCCTGCCATGGAAGCGGCACTTCTTGCAACCGTCCGGTCTCTCGCTCTCAAACTTACTGCACGTTGTTGGGCCGGTGGCTGCCTTCTGCCAATGCGCCAGCTTCTTGAGCGTGGCCGTCTCGTCATAGCCGGGGTGATCCTTGCTCCACTCCTTGGCCACATCCTCGGGCGTATCGCAGAACGCAGCAATGCCCATCAGGGCGTACCAGAAAGGCTCAGGCACATCGGCTTGGTTCTTCACCGCCCAGCCTATCTGCTGGCACTTCGTAGCCACTACCGTGGCGTTGGCCGGGGGGTACTCCTGCTTAACCGCAAGGTTGTCGAGGAGAGTGGTTTTCTTCGGGGTGTGAACTGTAACTTGCGTGGGAACATATTTACCGAGGGCTGCCGTCAAAGACGCTACATTAACTTGTGGTGCGGTAAGCAATACCTTGACCCAGCGATTGCCTTTCATGTTCATGGTGCCGGGAGCGCGGAGAACGCGGGCACTGTCGGTCACGACAGTGGGGTCCACATGGAAGCTGTGCATCTTGCAGCATTCCTTGAGCGACGAGGCCAGAGGACGCCAGCGGTCGGGCGGTAGCTCCTCGTCCAACACCCAATATACGTGTAGGCCATTGCCGCTGGCTACGATAGTGGGCTGCGGGAGTTGGGCCGTGGAGATAAATTCTCCTAGCGCCTTGAGGCCGTCTTTCCACGTGGGGTATGGCTTGTCCGCGCCGCAGTCCACATCCAGAAACACCGCCTTGGTGAGGGCGGTGTGCTCTTGCGTACGGTGTTCCTTGGTGAAGGACGAGACTGCGTAATAGGTATTGTGCCCCTTGGCGCTCATCTGTAACAAATGCTGTGACAGATTATCTATGTTCGTGAAGAACTTGTGGCGGGGAAACTTATCTACCAGCGTGAAGGCACAAAATGTGCCGGTCGACGGAAGCACGAACCGCAGGAACTCCGGCGTTTCCATATATCACTCTCCTGTTGGGACCGTAAGAACGGGAAGGGGGAGCGTTGGCTCTCCCCCAACCCTGATATGCTACTGCTCCTGACCGAGCAATTCAAGCAAACGAGTTATACGTTGCTCTGCAGTCATGGTGATGATCTCGGGCGGTGGCCAACTCCCATCTTGGATAAGGCCAGCCAACTGCTTGATGCAGGACTTCACCTTTGGGACGGAAGTAGAACGCATCGACGCACCACGCACCCAAGAGTAGTACGTCACCCGCGTTATCCCGAGCAGCTTCGCCATGTTGGTGACAGTCAGCCCCATATGACGCCGCACCATCTCCACCTTGGCAAAGTCAATGCCCTGCTTATTCATCGTCTGCATCGACATTGGCGATCAGGTCCGCAATGGTGTCAGCCAGATTGGTAGCAGCCGGGGCCACCACCTTCGGAGCAGCAGCCTTACGGGCAGCAGGAGCGGGCGCAGCAGCGGCAGGAGCCATAGACTTGGCACCGAACCCGCGCTTGGTAGCAGCCGGGGCGGGAGCCTCCTCCGTGTCGAACGGCGGGGTATCTTCCGCTACCTCCTCGACAGAAGCCACCGGAGCGGCAACTGCCTTGGGCTTGACTAGCACAGGCTTGGGCTTCTCCACCTCGGCCTGAGCCACTGGCGCGGAAACTTCTTCCCCTGTGATGACCTTCACCTCGGTCGAGCCGAACAGGCCATCGACCTGCTCCATGGCTGCTTCATCAAGGAAGCCACCGAACCCGAACACCAGCTTCGGGAACGAAGCGTCAGTGTCGAAGGAGATTTTGGTCTTCACGATCTCCGGTGCGATGCCCCGCATGGACAGTTCACGCTGGTACTGGTTCAGCCCCTTGAGCGCAGCGGGCGTCACCTGCAGCAGATAGATCGGCCCGGTCGGGTCGTCAGCCGCCACGACAGCAAGGCGCTTGAGGTCGGAGCAAGCCTTCACCTTCTGCCCCATCGGCGTCACCTTGGAACCCCATGCGTTATGCGGGCAGGTGGCGCAGATATCGTTCTGCGGGTCAGTGCTGGCCTGATCGGGGCGCACACCATCCAGCGAGAAGCAGTCCGGTGCAACAGGCTCAGCATCGGGGGTCCACGCCTTGGCGTACCACGTCTTGGACAGGCGGGGGTTGGCACCCACGATGACGATATCCAGCGAGGTGGTGTCCAGTACGGTTTCGTTCTCGCCTTCCTTGATGCGGAAGCGGGCACCCTTGAGGGAGATGCGGGGTACAGCTTCACCGCTGCCGATGCCGCCGCCCAGTGCCTGAGCAAGGACAGAAGGCTTGCCGATACGGTTGGCGAGGTGAGCCGGGATTTTCACGTTGGTCGGGATGAGGTTGGTCATGTGTCAGTTCTCCTTGGTTAAATGAAGTTGTCGACAACGTACGTGCCTGCAGCACTTACATTCACACCGTAGCGTGGGTGTGGGTTCTTTCCATCGCCCATGATCTTCTGCTTCGCACGGTGGGCTATGATCTTGGTTGCCATGTCCTGCTCGTCGGTGCAGTAGATCAAGGCCGGTGCCAAGTGCATAGAATTACCCATGCGCAACAGGTAACCATTGTCGATCTTGTAGGCGACCATCGCCAGTTCGCAGCCTTCCAATACATCACGTGCGTTCGGGCTTTCCCCCGCGAACTTCTCAGGGTTAAGGGTCTTATGCCCCCACGTTACATTGATCGGCCCTAATTTCATCACGGCGCACTCACTTTGAATGCAGCGTAGGCTGCTGTCAGCATGGTAGGTAACTCCTCCAGTGTTCTCACGTATGTGATGTTGTGTTTGTGCCCCTTTATGTTGCCGGTGCTGTCCACCACCTTGAAGTGGCACGCCACGTTGAAGCCGTTGTTTACCTTGTACACAGTGAATGATGCTTCGCCGCAGTTCATCATCACTTCTTCAAGTTCCGTATGCCTACGGTCTGAGGTAGTGGGGAATATATCGTTCGGCAGTGGGCCTCTCCCCGCCTCCACATACAGCCGCATCTTCTTCTTAAGTCTCTTCTTGCTCATGTCTATTCCTCCTTCGCCGTTGGCTTGCGTACGTTGACTTCAATGCGTGTGCCGTAGTTCACACCCGGCGGCACGTTCTTCAGCTTGTCGATATATCCACGCACAGCGTTCTTGCTGATGCGCTTCTCGAACATATCGTAAGCGTCGTTCTCCTGAACAAATTTCAGGATGGCATCCCAGTCCCCCACGTTGGCGAAGTCCACCGTCGTGAGGAAGGCCGTGCCATGCTTGGTCTTGAAACTCGTGACGCCTTGGGCGTCCGCCTGTTCCTTGATCCAGTTCTCAAGCAGGTTCATCTTGTTGTCGAGTTCACCGATCTTCTGATCGGCCTCGGCCCTGATGTTCCCCTTCTTGGACCGCAGCTTGATGTAGGCTGCGACCGCATCGTCCACTGTCGTCATTTCACTCTCCTGTTGGTCGTTGGTATTACTTACCCATTTCCTGCTGGATAAGATCAAGCAGCACGCCTTGCAGTTTCTGCTTGGAGGCAAGCCGCTGGAATATCTTCCGCTCCAGTTCAGTGCTCTGGATGTGGACTACGTTTGATACGTGGCGCTTCCCGATACGCTCAACTCTCCCGTTAGCTTGTGTGTACTGTTCATTGCTTGCAATAGGTCCATACCAAATGACGGTGGACGCTGCTGTAAGAGTAAGGCCGTGCGCCATTGTAGCAGGGTGAGCGATGAGTACGTGAGGGTCAGTGGCGTGCTGGAAGTTGTAGAAGATTTGGTCCCGCTGTGTTGAGGATACAGCGCCATTGACAACTGCAACGGACCAGTGCTTTGAAAGCTCCCGCTCAAGCATGTGCAACGTCCCCGTAAGTGGCACGAACACAATGACCTTGGCACCGGCTTCCTCAATAACTTCTTTAACTGCGGCCACCCGTGGTGAGCAGTCGAGTTCAATGTGATTGCCATCTTCGCCATAGGCTACTCCACAGGCTATCTGAATAAGTTTCATTGCCTTGACCGCTTCGTTCACAGCGGTAATCGTTCCGTCAGCACCACCTGTCTCCGTCAGGAGATGCTTCATCATCTGCTTGTAGTGCTTCGCTTGCTCTGCTGTCAGGTCCACCTCTCGGGTCTGCAGCACCATGTCGGGCAGGTCGAAGCACTCGTCTCTGGTATACCGAACCGCTGGCTGCAGCACATGCTTCACAGTCTCGGGGCTATCCGGTCTGGGAACATATGTATACATGCCTTGCTTCGACATGACCTGATCCTTGAACGCCGTGTAGGTCTTGGTGCAGTACGGGCTTTCGATCAGCTTGGCCAAGGCCCACGCATCCGTGGGTTCATTCGGTGTCGGCGTGCCTGTCATCAGCCACAAGCGCAGATTACCCTCGTTCTCCATCCACCTGCGGAAGGACTTGAACCGCTTGGTGGTAGGGTTCCGCAGCACAGCAGCCTCGTCCACGATCACCAGATCGAACATCCCCTTGGCCTCTTGGGCGATGATGGGGAAGCCGTCATGGTTGATGACGTAGAAGTCCGCGTTCTGCTTGAGCAGTTTCCTCCTGCGTTCCGCCGTACCGTGGAGCACCACGGCCCTGCGATGGGTTAGGTTCATGTATACTGCGTCACCCCACACCCGCTCCAGTGTGGA